CTGAACATTTTCTGGGTCCGTATTAAGGACATCGAAGTTAATTAATATATCAAAGTTCTCATCGGGGTTACCTTTGTTGAAAACCTGTGCGTCAGGTATACCAGTTACTCGGAAGAACACTTCATCTGGGCCGAATCGTTGGAAGCACTTGAACGACATCCGAAGAACCTCGGCCGTGTGGCTAAGGAACTTGTCAACAAGGAACTGCTGGCGAACTGTACTCATCTGGGATCCCTCATCCAAACCTACAAGTCGATCCGCAAGGTCCGTTAGATTAGTTTCCATTTCCAGGGAACCTTGATTATATGAAGGAGTCGGAGCGAAGTCCAGATCACCCTTACGGCGATATGGAATCATTCGACCTGGTCCCCAGTCCGTAGGAGCCTGTCCTACTGGGTGAAGAATAGGGGGTAGGGTAGCTAGGCTGTTTCGATCAATCCTGGAATCCTTTTCAACCTTTACCTGGTTCTGTATACCGCGAAGAATGTCGGGGATAGTCTGGGTATCGTATAGGCGCTTCGTATCCTCAGCAAGTCTAGTTACAACGACTGGGTAGTCCTCGTATCCGTTAAGTAATTCAAACTTAGCATATCCAGGGACCACTTCGTTACCACTGAATTCTTTGTGAAATACTGTGCAGTAAATACCTTCGGACCCGTCCTCTTCGTCAATAAGTCTCTGGTATCCATAAACTATTTCAATAAGTTCGTCAGCTTCGTATGCATTATCCGTAAGGCTTATGCTGCGTCTACCCTCTTGTTCGCGCTCAATGCTATCTATATTGACGCCCCTGTATTTGGATATAATGTAATCAACGAAGTCCTCATCCCATCCGTCAGTGGATACTTTTGTCTGTAACTCCTGGGCTGTGTAGTAAGTCTTCCAGAAACAATAAGGAGCCCGCTGTGGGTCAGTAACATATGGAGGAAAAAAGAAATCGCCATCGGGTGCCAGTGTTTTAACTTCGGGAGAATTTACTTGCCGTTTTACAATCGGTAGTTCAGTAACCCCTTCTTTTCTTAGCTGCTTTAGTGCCTTCTTGGCTCTTTTCTCTGTTACTCCATCAAATGTGTTTTGGAGAAGAAGTATTAACTCCTCGTCCGAATCCCCTGACTGTATGGCCATTGCGGCCTCAGGGCTTATTTCTGCAATCTGATTCAAATCAATCAGCTGTTTAAAAGTTCTATCCTCCCTGTGCCATCCGACGTATGTGATTAATATACCGCGCTCCAGCATATAGTTAGCCCCTAACTCCATCTCCCTGTAGAAGCGAGGGATATATCCTGAGCTTACCATCCACTTCAGAAAACCTGAGACCAACTTACTTCGTCCGATGTCTCCACTTTCAACGGGGAAGGCTCGGACGTTGGCCCTACGCAATGAGGACATGAACAATGCTACTAGTCGAGTAATGCGCTCATCTATGATGTGGCACTCAATATCGGATGCTCCCTCCCAGGGAAACGCATCAGCTCCGTGCTTTCGGTGATCCCTGGACTTACCTGGCCAGAAGTTTCTTCGTTCGTCGTAAGACGTTCTGCATAGATCAAAATATGATTCAAGTTCAGTGACCGTTTGGTCATATGCTAAATTCAGTGCCTTCACATCGGGTTCATCCGACAGGTAGGTTAATGCCTCAGAAATATTGTTACTTATCATTAAGTCGTTCTTTTAGGGATTGTAATAGTCTCCACCATTGCGTTTTAGAGACGCCTATTTTATCATACAGGTCTTCGTGGGACATAGGTACCTTGGTTTCGTGCTTAACGTAGCGTTTAAGTATCTCAAATGACGCTAGTCTATCGGAGTTCTCCCTGCACCACTTTTGGTCCAAAGTATTCTCAACTTTGCTTTTTTTTGACATAACGATAGCTTACTCCTTTTAGATCCTCAATGGCCTCAAAGTCAATCATCTTGCCGATGAACCTACCTTGTAACCTTCGGGGGATCATTACTGGAACCTTTTTACCTATATCCTTGTTGTATACAAAATTATACCTCGGGTTCGGGCATTCCGCAATTACTTTGCCGATATAGTTCTTAGGAATTATCTCATCTATAAATAACCCTTCCTTTATTATCTCCTGGCCCTCTTCGGATATCCAGGTGTTCTTACCCCTGCCAGTAATGTATTCCTCAGGGATCTTTTCTAGGACAATACCTATAGCCTCCTCAAAGGTTACTTCGTATTCATTTGATAGTGCAGTTAATTTTATCTTAGGCATTAGTACCCTCCTTTATTTTTCATGGTTGTTTCCATACTGTAGTCCGAGAAATAGTCAGGGCCCATTCCAGCATTGGACATTCTTAAATATCTTAATGCGTCAAAGAAGTCCTTTAGTGCTTCGTCTGATTTACCTGATGAGTTATAGCTAATAATTGATTCTATTAAATTTCCGCAATCCTTATGCACATAACACCTGGGTTGGTTCGCTTCGTCAATTTCGTAGTCATGGTTATAAAAGAACCATTCGTCCAGGGCCGTGGCACCTACGGCCTCCGTCTGGCCATCTGAGGGAATAAAGCTCATGCCGTGGTCATAGAAACTTGTGAATAAGTCCACATTGTTTTCATTCTCCTTAGCAAAGAATCTGGAGTCCCCTATCCTTTCCATCACCTTTATACCCATGTCGTCCTCTATCTCGTGAAATAGTTCTACATATTTCTCAACATCGTAGCCAACCTTTTTGGACGCTGGGCCGTATCTCCACTTCGGGTCCCCGAATAGCGCCCACTCTCCGTAAGTATCCCTGTCGGGCCATTCTTTTCTTATGTATATATTCTCTGCCTCGGATACACCCGCCCAGATACTGACGTAGTTCCTAGCAAAGGCTGGGTCCACTACCTGATACCAGGTTAGTGAATCAACTGGAGGGAAGGATATTCCGTATTTGTTTGGTTCATCGGATAGAACATTCACCTCGGGGCTAAAGTTAGGGATCAATGAAGTCATTGACTTAGTGGGTAGCCCATAGGCGCGGACCATTATTGTGTCCTCACTGGAGTTCTTTAGGTCCTTGGCTATGCGGTCATATCCACCAAAGGGGTTTTCGTCCGAATGCAGATAAACAATACCAGCATCTCGTTCAGGGCTGTATTGCTTTACTGGGACCGCTTTATCCAGGAGTTCAGCGTTCCTGGTCTCAAGCGTCTCCGCTCCCTTTAAGTATTCGGATACAAAGGGCGTGTATCCATCAATAGGGGTAAAGCCTAGAATCATCTTGGAGTCCCTGGTAGCTAGGCGGAACCTAAGGGTATTAACCAGGGCCGCATCCCCCAGGTATTCGTCCAGCCATGCACCTATGTTCAGGCTATCAGCCTTCTTGAACCCGAACTCGAAACCCTCAAGGATAGTCTGGTTATTACTGAACTGCGTATAGGTCTTGAAGTCCACCCGTGTCCTGGTATCGGGGAAGATGAAACTAGAGCCAGTGAAACCATTCTGCATACTGAAGTTAATATATCCCTCAATACTCTTGGTCTTCTTCCTGAACTCCTTGGGCATCATCTCCCAGACCGCAGCCTGCTGTACCTTTACTGAGGTGTCCGCATTCTGGCTGAAGCACACAACGTGACCGTCCTGGTTATTAGTAACGGCCTCCATAAGCATCTTAGCACAGCCAGTGGTTTTACCACTTCTATTACCCCCGAAGGTTATGACTTCGTCGTAATCCTGGATAGCGTCACGCATACGGCCCCACCCTGGTAAGTCAAAGCCATGACGCAAGGGGTCAGTCTCCGCCGCTAGGATTCTACCCTCGTGAGCTTCGTGCAAAGAAGCTAGTAACTTGGGATCCGCTTCACCTAATATAACAATCTCTTCGTCAGTAGGGGACTCCAGAATCGGGTGCTTTGTGAACTCAATGCTCATTCTTCTTCCAGATCCTCGGGGTCACCATCGAAATCCCACTCAATTTCCAGGTTGTCTTCCCGTATCTCGTATTCCATCTCATGCAAAAGCATTCTGCCAGCTGGAAGATGGTTGTAATCAAAGAAGACTTCTCCCTGCTCGTCCATTACTATGAAGCAGTAGTTCTCGAAATGCTCTCCCAGGATTCCCCGAATCTGGTCATAGATGGGTTCATAGCTGTCATCTATGATTGACCTAGGCATCCTTAACCTCCGCGTTTATTACCTTAGCCTTCTGAATTCTATCCCTTGCTGCCTTAATGGTAGCCTCGTAGTCATCCTGGGTGAATACCTTCCTGTCCTCGGTTATCTGCGTAGCCTCGCCCCGTGCAGTAAGCGCTTCTCTAGAAGCATTAGCCTTCGCTATGGATAACTCCTTGAGATCCTTGAAACTTACTTCCATCTCTGGGTCATTCTCCATTCTGTCCCTGACCTTCTCTATGAGGTCCTCTTCAAGGCTGGAAAGATTAAGATAGTTCTTGGCCGCAATCTTGCCTGATAGATCTCTGAACTTGCCGAGGTGGTCCGCGTAATCCGTGAGGACAGAAATAACCGTCCCTCTATCCATGCCGTATTTCTTTACAATCCTGGTCTGCGAACTGCCCGTGCTGTAAAGGTAAAGTATCTCGGCTACCTTTTCGGGATTATGCCGACTCAGGCTTCTAGCCTGGATGGCCTCCTTCTCCTTTACGATCTCCTGAATCGAATCCGATATTTGACTAATTAACTCCTCCTTGGTGGGCATTACTAATCAATGAGAGGATATCGGGGATCCGTCAAGTCCTGGAGCCATATGTAAATAATATGTAAAATAAATGTAAATAGTCTACCTTTATGTGATTACGGACTTGACAGGTCCTTTCATTGTCCCCTTCCTTAAGGAACACTCGTCCCTTATGTAAATACTTTTGTAAAAAGTAAGGGGGCCTTAAGACGAGAACCCAAAGGGAAGGGGACCTTAAGGAAGGAACCTTAAGGAGGGAACCTTAAGGAGGGGACCTTAAGGAGAGGGCCAGGAGGGGCGCCTTGAGAGGCACTTTTTTTTAAGCCCCGATTTATGATACATGTAAACAGCGTTGACGCGCACGTTGACCCCCCCGACCCCCATCATGCGCGGACAAGTGAGCATTGTCTGGACCGCACAATATATCTTATGTCTAATTCTCAGAGGATCGACATATATATATGCACCATTGCCCTGTAGCCCGCTTGTAGCCTAGCCTAGAGCGCCTCGCGTGAGGTATCCTTTTCTTCTACCATAGCGTAATGCATTCAGATTCTCTCAACATCTGCACAGTAACCTGCACTATTACCTGCTCATTACCTGCACCTATACCCTAC